GAGTACATGATGGCTCTACTGCTGGTGGTACACAACTAGCAAGATTATCAGATGTAACTGGTACAACTTCTGTTGGTACACTTTCATCTTTAACAGTAAGTGGAGACGCAACTTTTGATACATCTACTCTTAAAGTAGATTCAACAAACAATAGAGTAGGTATAGGAACTGCAAGTCCAGCACACGATTTGGTTGTAACAAGTGCTAGTGGTGACGCAACATTACAAATTTTATGCCCTACTACTTCTGATAGCTCACAAATATTTTTTGGTGATAGTGGTGATGAGAACATAGGTGTATTACATTATGACCATAGTCTTAATGCTTTTAGATTTAATGTAAATAATAGCGAAGAAATGAGACTAGAATCTGATGGTGATTTACATGTAGATGGAGATGTCATTGCTTTCTCAACTACAATATCAGATGTCGCATTAAAATCAGATATTGAAATGATACCTAATGCACTAGACAAGATAGATGAAGTCAGAGGTGTTACATTTACAAGACACAATGGACAGAAGTCTGCTGGTATTATTGCACAAGAATTAGAAAAGGTTTTACCAGAGGCTGTAAGAGAAAAAGAACTTAAACTTGTAGATGGTAAGAAATATAAAACTGTAGAGTACGATGCTATACATGGCTTATTAATTAACTGTATAAAAGAGTTAAAAGAACAAATTAAGGAATTGAAAGATGGCTTTACAAAGTAGTGGTCAAATAAAACTAAGTGAGATAGCTGCTGAATTTGGTGGCTCTGCACCTCATAGTTTATCTGAATACTATGGAGCAGCTAGTGGTGTACCAGCTAGTGGTGAGATACAATTAGCAGCAGATTTTTATGGTACATCAAATATTGTATTATTAGCTGCTGGTAGCATGACTGCTGGAAGAGTATCAGAAGCTAAAAATGTTCAAGGTGAAACTGCAACTTATATTGGTAGAAACCCAAGCACAGCATTTGGTTCATCAAGTATTGGTAGCATGAGTTTAAGCACTAATAGTATAGGTTTAACTGCATTTTATGATGAATTTGATACTTTTGCTGCTAATAATAGCCAAATGATAACTGAAGTTAATGGAATGTCAGCACAAGAAAGAGCAGATTTTTGGTACATAAAAATAGGAAACACTATTAGAAGTAGAAGACAAGGACATCTTCAATCAGATTCAGCTAATCAGGGATTTGACACAACTCCAAATTCAGCATTCGGTTGGGGTAGTCAAAATAATTATAATTTTGGTTTTGTTAATGGCTCAACCTACACATTTGAAATGGCACAAATGAAAGATGATGATGTATGGCTAGATACAACATTTACAGTAGACCATTGGTTTGATGAGGGTGTTGCCAGTAAAGCTGGTGGAGTAAATTATAGAGGAATTGAGTTAGGAACTAGTCATGGAAGTCTTGGAAATTCAACAGCTACTAATCCTGATTCTTGGGCTAGTAATACTTTTACACTTAGTACATTTAAAATGGCTTTAAGAACTGGAGATGAAATAGCACCACCTGACTATCAGCTTACATTTGGACATACTGGTATGCCATCTTCAGGAATTAGAGGTCTTATGTTTACTAAATCTAATGGAAGTCGATTGTTTTATCCTGTTGGTTCTGAAGCATCAAGTTCTAATGTAAGAAATGGAGCAGGACTTATTGTTAGTGGAAATTCAGCATTCTGGAATTTTATAAGTACAGACAACGAACAAATTAATTTAAAGGTATATTAATATGGCAATAACATTTGAAAGAGCAGACACAATAGATGATTCAACATTTGATATTTTGTTTGCGGCATCATTAGATGATATTAAATCAGGAACACTTAATTATCCTAGTGAAAATACTACAGATGATGAAATTAAAACATGGGCTAGAGAACATTTTAATTTTGAATCTCACACAAGACATGGGATTTTAGTTAAAAAAGATAATACTCCAATTAATTGGATAGTAGGAAATAATAATCCAAGCGATACTTTTGTATGGAATGTTGTTTTAAATGGCACAGTCAATGGAAGTAAATCTGTATTTTATACATCTGAATGGCACACAAATCACAAAGCATATCAACAATCAATAGGTGTATCTAAGTATAGAATACCTTGCATTAAAGATAGTCGAGTAGATAATTATTTTACAGCAGCTCAATCAGCTGGAGTTATGCTTGGTAATTACACAAGAAATGTTGTAATGCACAAAGACATAGAGTTAGGTCAGATACAACATTGTTGGGAATACTAATGTGGCACTTAGTATCTTATATGTTACTTACTTTGGACTAGCTTTATATTCTCTTGTAGCACTATCATGGCTACAACTTCTATACACATACATACTTTTTTATTTCTTACTAGAATTTACTATGAGTTTGTTTATACACAGATGGGCTACACATAATCTCTGGAATCCACCTGTATGGTTTCAAAACATAATGAGTGTAGTATCTATGACTGCATTAATAGGTACACCAATATCGTATAGTGCATGGCACAGAAACCACCACAGATATGCAGATACAATAGCTGACCCACATAGTCCAAAGCATAGCTCATGGTTATATATTATATTTAGAACACACGAACAAGATTACGATTTAAGTTTATGTGGAGATAGACTAAGAAATAAATGGCAATTATTTTTAACTAAGAATGAAACAGTTTTAGCATATACATTTAACTTTATTCTTTTTTTAGTTTTGCCATTTGATATGTTTTTGATGTGGACAACAGCAGTAGCTATGACAACCTTTTGGGTGATGACAGTTACAGGTATTATGTGTCATTTAGGAAAAGTAAGAGATGTACCTTATATGTACCCTGTAGCATTTTCAGAATCATATCATGTACAACATCACATAAAACCACAGCTCAAACATTGTAGGTTTGACCCTTGTGTATGGATAATAACTAGATTGGGGTGGACATGAAACATGCAAGGTTAGTACAATTATTAGCATTAATAAATCATATAGTAGCTATAGCGGGGTGTTATTATTTCCCTGAGTATATTGTTTATGGTTTATTCGCTTGGGCGTTTGTTAATATCTTTGGCACAAACATTGCCATACACAGGTTTATGGCTCATAGAAGTTTTGAAACAACTCCTATCAAAGCTAAGATTCTAAAGTATCTTACAATCATACCAGCATTTGGTAGCCCACTATCGTGGACTGCAATGCACAGATACCATCATATGTACAGTGGTAGTAAACAAGACAATGAATCCCCTGAAAGAATAGGATATATCAGAGCATGGCTTACATTGTACGACCCTATTACTGTTCCTAAAGAGATGGTAAAGGATATTCTTAAAGACAAAGATTATATGTTTATAACTAAGCATTATTGGACTTTATTACTTAGTTATATAGCTATATTGTACGCAATAGACCCATTATTAGGCATATTTGCGTTCTCATTCCCAGCAGCATGTGTATATCAGGCAGCTGGTGCGTTTGGTGTTATACCACACATGAAACAATTTGGTTATATTGTGGTTAAACCCAACAAAGACTGCACGGCGGTCAACAGTCCCCTGACTTCTCTTATAAGCTGGGGTGAAGGTTGGCATAATTATCACCACACTATTGCAAAAGACTACAGACACGGTCACAAATGGTGGGAACTAGACCCACCCGCATGGTTTATAGAGAGGATATTTCTTAAATGAAAGTTACATTAGAACAACTTGCTGAAAAGCTAGACCGACTGGAGACAAAAGTAGAATCGTTACAAGAAGATGTAGCCAAAGGTAAAGGAGCTGTGAGTTTTCTTATGTGGTTAGGTGGTATAGCCACAATTATTGTTGGATACTTTTGGAGTAAGTAATGATACCTTTTGAAGTTATTACCATGTTAGGTAGTAGTTTACTTACAGGTGTATTAAGCCTGTGGTCAGCTAGTCAGAAAGACAAGGCAGAACAACAAAAGTATTTAATACAACGTGCTGAGGTTGATAGAGCAGCCATACAGGACGCACGTAATCACGGTGGACACTTCCAAAGTGTGACCCGTCGTTGGATGGCATTATTAGCAGTATTCTTTATTATATGTTTACCAAAGCTAGCCGTCTTTATAGACCCTTCTATTGCTGTACATTTAATGTACTTAGAGCAAGTCAAAGAAGGATGGTGGATATTTGGCTATACACAAGAGGTAACTACCTTTGCTGGTCTTACAGGTATAGTCATAACTAACGCTGACACACACTTTTTAGCGGCAGTATCGGGATTTTATTTTGGTTCTGCGGCGGTGCGTAGATGATAGATAAATTAATTACAGCTGCAATACCTTTGTTACTTGCTTTACTGGGATACTTATTTACTAGTTTATTGTCTATACATGATAGTGTAAATATTCTTAATCAAAAAATGTCAATACTTGTTAATATGGATAATCAGATTATTCCATCTCCTGATAATGTCATTGAACGTCAAAGGATTAAAGAAGACATAATGACTGAATTACTAAAATTAGATAAAAGATTATCTATAGTAGAATGGAGAATAGACAATGACAGAACAAAATGAACAAATAGAAAAGATAGTAGAAGAGTTACCTGTATTACTGGTGGCTCATGCTTATAGGAAGCTCAAGTCAGGTGATGAAATATCTGCAAGTGAGATGAAGGTATGCTTAGATATCTGTAAGACTTACTCAAGTCCTGATATCGTAGAAAAAGCTAACAACATACTAGAGGACTTACCGTTCGACACAGATGAATAAGATAGATAACTTTAAGAACTTCTTGTATCTAGCTTGGAAACACCTCAATCTACCTGAGCCAACACCTATACAATACGATATAGCAGACTATCTACAATCTAAAGAGAAACGTATAGTAATAGAGGCTTTTAGGGGCGTAGGAAAGTCTTGGATTACTTCTGCATTTGTATGTCACCAATTACTGCTGAACCCTCAGCGTAACATATTGGTAGTATCAGCTAGTAAAACGAGGGCTGATGACTTTAGTACATTTACACAGAGGCTTATTGCAGAAATGCCTTTGTTACAACATTTACAACCTAAGGATAGCCAAAGACATTCTAAGGTA